CTCGCAAACCGCCCTATATATATAAGGAAAGAGGATTCGGTTGGCGGTGATGGATGCCAATGATGTCCACCTTTATACGGTATAATATCCGTTTTATGCACCATAGGTGTACACCTGTGGCGTATCTAGGGTATGATTTAATTGGCACCTTGGGTTTAGGATAGGACATACAGTGGGGGTGTATCTAGGGCATGGTTCAATCGTTAGTAGGTAAGTTGGTTGGTTGGCGACCCCATAGATACCCACCCCTTGCCCATCTAGGGCTACTGTGATATAGTATGAATATGCCCGATGGATAGGGCATAATTCAAAAGAGAGGTGGATATTATGAAAGCAATCAGTGGAAAAGCCCGAGAGAATGGCGAGAGTAGTGCTATTGTAGGGCATAAATCAAAGTTCTTGAAGAGTAAACGGAATGGCATAGTGGTTCAGCACCTACGTAGAGCCGTAGTTAAGACGGCATACATGACGGGGGCACTTGGAGGGGATATAGTAGAGTTAGCGAAGAAGTTGGGGGTTAAGCGTAGTACATTGGTTAAATGGATGGATGGCGACAGCCAAATAGAGGAGCAGTTTCTTAGGGGGTTGGACACGATGAGGCTACAGATCGAAGTCTCTGCCTACAAGAAAGCTAATGGGTATACCGCCATTCGTTCCGCTACCTGTACCCAGACCGACAATTCTGGTAGGGTGGTTATGAAAACCAAGACTAGGACAAAAGAGCATATCCAACCTGATGGGGGGATGATTAAATGGTTGCTACGTCACAGGGCTGGGGATCGCTACCCTGAGAATGGAGAGGGGGGTGGAGTGAAGGTGGTCATCAATATGGATGGGGATGACAAGGACATCTAGGATGGCTGGTTGGTTGGGGGCTGGGTAGGACAATCACAAGAGACATGGTGCGATGGGTGGTTGGGTGGGGGGGACGTAAGGGCAATGGGTGGTTGGTTGGGGGGACACAGGCACAAAAAAGAAGGGGAGAGGTCCAAACCTCTCCCCTTCTCTTACAACTTCATAGCATACTCTAAGGCTATGGCGATAGGGTGTCCCTCTCGAAGTAGGGACACAAACCGCCTTTTGGCTCTGAACCGCTTCTTGCGTTTCAGTAGGGACAACGCTCGTTTTATTGTTAGGGACATTTTGAAATCCTTTCAAAAAACATAGGGGGGAGGTTTGACCCTCCCCCTTGCGTTTTACTTGCTATCGGTTGAAACGTTAGGGACGATTGAACGCCCCGCTTCATACAACATGACTCGATCAGTAGGGAAGCTTTCGCAATCCTTCAGACCGACATAACCGAGAGCAATCAAATGCTCTGCGGTTTCCTTGTTAGGAATCCGAACAAAGGGGGAACGACCGAGAAAACCCTGACCGATTTTCTGCAACTTGTCACCCTTAGCAGAGGGGAGTCCGAAGCGCATTCCTGCCTTGTAACCGCACTCCGTACTGCCTTGCTCTCTCTGCAAGTCAAGCAGAGTTGTAATGATACTGCGAGACTTTGCAACCCCTGACTTCAGCATTCCCTTGACCTTTGCGGTACACTCGACACTGTTTTTCAGATTGCTCTCACAATCCTTTGCCGAGAGGAAACCCGTGATCAGAGCGAAGCGAATTCCTGCTTCACCTGATAACCCTGCTTCTCCCTGCATCTGCTTTTCGACGGCATTGCAAGGTGCTCCCTTGACGTACTCGCTGACAGCCTCAAAACCTACAAGGTTTTGACTGAACTGCGAACCGATAGACCGCCCCTTAGGGCTGAACATTGTTTCGCTTGCTTCAATTTGAAACACAGGCTTTTCGATTGCCTTTGTTTCGACTGTTGCGACTGCTTCATTCTTCTTCATTGCGTTTTTCATAATACTGAACTCCTAAGCTTTTACGGGTACAGCTTTTGAACCCTCATTTTTGAAGTGTACTAAACACAAGTTTAGTATACACTATAGACTTTTAGCAGTTTACCTTTTACGCATAAGTACAGCCTATTTTTCATTCAGGCGTGTCATAAACTTATCGCATACTATTCGATTGTCAAAAGAGCAAGAGAAGCAAGAGACAGGAAGGTTATAGCTTAGAGTGTGCCGAATACTAAAAACCTTTTATATATTATTTTTAGGGTAATTGTAAGGCGTTGCATTGCAAGGATTTACATACTAAAATATTTTTTAGCATACCTTCTTTTATTGTCTAGTAAACAAGTAGTCTATTTTACATTACTGTAAAATTCTATAGTATCACTAGACATTATTTTAGTCGTAAGTCGTTACTATTCAACGACTTCAAAATTGTAAAGCTTTTTTGAGCATTTTTTACGATATTGTAAAGCTTTTCAGTATCGCTTTTTATAGTCAATAAACTTAGTTGAGTATCATTCATGCGCTATAGAGGAAATGTGCGTACGCTTGCGTACGCGCACACGCACACGGTGGAGGGCCTCATCTACGGCTAAAACCAAAACCACCCCCCTGCACCCTTTCACCACACACCTTCAACCTTGATACCTACAGGAAATTCCCACACCCTAAAATCCCATCACATAATCAACCGAAATCCTAAAAAAAAATACCCCAGCCCCTTGACCCCCCCCCCCCCGTTTGTTTACAAACCTGTATACACTTTGATACATTCTCATCCAGGCAGACCCACGTACATCATGTGCAAAATCGGAGGATTCTTTTTATGTCAACGTCACTAGACCCTACTCCTTCATTCATCAAGACGGATGATCAGAAGGTAGCGAACAAACTCATCGGCCTGAAGAACATCATGTTCCTGCTACTCTTCGGGGGCAGTCGTTCAGGCAAGACCGCCATCCTAGTTCGGGCAATCCTTCTCCGTGCTCTCAAGTACCCAGGCTCCCGCCACCTCGTCCTGCGTCTTCACTTCAGTCATGCCAAAACATCTTTGTGGCATGATACCATTCCGAAGATGTTGAAGCTATGCTACCCGAATCTCAAGCTAGGCATCCACTACACCATGAACAAGCAGGATTGGTACATCGAATTTTGGAACGGAAGTCAGATATGGCTAGGCGGACTTGACGATAAAGAACGTGTAGAAAAAATTCTAGGCACGGAATACTCCACTATATATTTTAATGAATGCAGTCAGCTAAGTTGGGCGGCTGTGAACATGGCTATCACCCGATTAGCACAAGTCATCGAAGGCTGTGCCAAGAAACTCTTCTTCGACTGCAACCCGCCTAACAAACGGCATTGGACGTACACGGTGTTTATCAAGAAAAAAGACCCTGTTAGCGGTAGAGACTTAGAGATGCCGAACATCTATCAATGCCACAAGATGAATCCAGACGGCAACCGCAAGAATCTGGGGAACGAATACGTAGACATCATCCTCGCTTCGATGGGAGAGCGTGAACAGAAGCGTTTCCGTGATGGAGAGTTCTTAGATGATGCTGAAGGAGCGTTGTTCAGCTACAACAACCTAACCCGTGACAGAATCCCGAAAGACAAATTCGACCCTAGTGTGCTAGACCACATCGTTATAGCGGTTGACCCTGCGGTGTCCGAGACGGAGAAGAGCGATGCACACGGGCTGATGGTGATAGGGTACAACAGGAGTACGGAAGATTTATACGTGCTTGAGGATGCGAGTACGCTAGGCAGTCCCAAAAAGTGGGCAAGTCTAGTGGACAGCCTGTTCTACAGTCACGATGCAGATATGGTGATCGGGGAAGTAAACAACGGTGGTGATCTAGTTGAAGTGAACATCCGTACTGTAAACAAGACCCTGCCCTACAAGTCCGTTAGAGCGAGTAAGGGTAAGGCAATGCGAGCCGAACCAGTAGCTAGTATGAGTGAACGTGGGAAGTTGCACCTTGTAGGTGAATTCCCGATGCTCGAAGAGGAAATGACGAGTTGGGTTCCTGACATCGGCATGAAGTCCCCAAACAGACTAGACGCAATGGTGTGGGGCTGTACTTACTTCATTAAGGGTAAGAAGGTGGCAAAGGTCTGGTAATTGTAGGTTGACAGAGTGAATCCTAGCAGTGTATGATGTCTACACACGGAAAGGAAGGTGAACGATATGGCCTTAATGAGTAAAGTGAAATTTGAAGAGTTAATGGCAGGGATGGAGGATGTGTTTGTAGCCCTACGAGCGCAACGTACATCCCTGAACAGTGCTACCGAAGCCCTGTATACGGCTTACAAGTTCTATGAGGACGGTATAAGCCCTACGGATGACCCCGATCTTGAGTTGACGATGCTACAGGGAGCGTTTGACGTTGACGGACAGATGCAGAATGGTGTTACCGAGTCAGAAATTTTCACCATGTACAGCTCTCTCCGCAACTTCATTGTCGCCTTCGAGACACACCTTGCCCGAATGGTAGACGAGAACTTCACCGATGCAACGATTGACGGGTATGTGCTTTATCGGGAAGTAACCGAGAATGCGACACTGTTGCTAGTAGATGACTTCTGGAACAGTCTGAAGGGACAGAGACTACAGGCTAGAGCGGTCGGCAAGAACTCACAGGTGACAATGTTCACCCGTACAGGCACAGGGGCTTCTCCTAGCACAGTATGGACAGACACAGCAGGGACGAATCTATATAGTGCCTCTTACTATGACCCCTATATGGCGAGTGAGTGGGCTAATTTCCGAGGTGCGCCCCTTACGCTGACTAAGGACGTTGCAGGAACGCTTGCGATCACTTCCTTGAAGGTAACAGGGCTGAATGAAGCGGGGCTTTTAGTCGAGAAAGACTATGGTGCGGTGTCGCTAGTGGATACAACGCCTCTCGCTTTGGATACTTCCAACTTGTTTGTGTCGGTAGTTAGTGCTACTATCACAACAACTTTAGCCGTAACCACCGTCTTCACGTTCAAAAACGTAGCTTCGGTCTAAAAGGAGTTGCTTATGTCAAAGAAAACAGAAAAACCAACAGCGAATGTCGCTCTCCCTTCTAAAAGTACGGGAGAGTACTCATTGCGTCAGCAAATATCCGCCAACTCGCAGACGATTATGGATATGTTGCTCCGCAGAAGTAGCGGTTCATCCTCAAACAAGCGTGAAGACATTGAAAAAGCTTGCGGATATGAGACTACCCTTGTCTTTAACGACTATTTCGAGGCTTGGGACAGACAGGATGTGGCGAAACGGGTTATTGAGGCATATCCTGACTACACTTGGGCACAGAATCCCGAAGTTTACGAGAATGAATCCACTGCTGTAGAGACTCCTTTCGAGAAATCATGGAAAAAGCACGTTTCCGAGAGTCTGCCCTATGCAGAGTTGCACAAACTCGACATCCTTGCGGGTATCGGCAAGTTCGGTGTGATGGTAATGGGGGTAAATGACGGAAAAGCGTTAGATACCAAGTTAGAGGCTCCTGCAAAAGGAGAAAAACGCTCCATCATCTATTACCGTGCGTACACGGAAGGGGAAGCGAAGATTGAGGAATGGGACGATGACCTCACTTCAGTACGTTACGGACAACCCCTGATATACGAGATCACCCCTAACAATGGCAAAGAGACAGCGACTACCGTTTCAGGCGGGGCAGACGTAGCGACCCCGAAGAAGACCGACCCAGCCATCAAGTCGTACAAGGTGCATTATTCACGAGTCCTTCACTTTGCTGATAACGCCCTTTGCGGTAATGTCTACGGCAGAGAACGCCTGAAACAGGTGTACAACCGCATTAGCGACATTATCAAGATCGTAGGCGGTTCGGCTGAAATGTTCTGGCAGGGCGCATTCACAGGCATTGCGTTTGAAATGGACGCAGATACCGAGATAAGTGAAGCCGATAAGCAGAAGATGAAGCAGGATATTAAGAACTACATGGACAGGTTACAGAGGACGCTCTTGCTTCAAGG